GTGCTCTGTTCCAGCTTGTCCAGCAGATACCCGCTGCTCGTGTCGGAGCCCGTTGCGCGCACCAGCCGGTCATAGATGGTCACCGAGTCATCGCCGCCGTTGAAGTGCCCGCGTTCGTCGAAGGTCACATCGTCGCTCTGGCTGTGGTCCACCTGGTTGAGCGTGATCGTGTACTCGGTGGAACTCGGGCCGATGTGCCCCACCACGAACCCCGCGTCGTAATCGCCGGTCACCCCGATCCACACGCCGTCGCCGGTGATGCTCAGTTCCGCCAGCACGGCGGTGAGGTCCAGGTTGATCGCATCGCCGGCGACGATGCTCCGCACATGTCCTTTCGCGTCGAGACTGACTGTGCGCGGCGTGATGGTCAGCGTCGGAGCCAGGTAGCTGGCGGCGACGCTGGCGTAACTGCCCGCCTCGGCCTGGGGGTCGGCGTGGCCGATGCCCACGTTGCTGGTGTTGTTCGTCAGCTCGATCCACGCGTTCTCCGCGCTGAGCTTGGCGAACAGGTACCCAGGGGTGTCGCCGCCCTGCACCGCGACCTTCTCGTCGTGGTCGGTGAACTCCACCGGGCTGCCCGGCGTCACGCTGACCACGTGGCCACGGTCGTCGTAATCAACGGTGGCTGGCGTGATGGTCAGGACATCCCCGCCCCCGGACACATCCACCACGACCGTCGCGTCGTTCGACGTCGCCGTCGATGGCCCGATGTGCTCCACCGTGTAGCCGGTGGTGTAGTCGCCCGTGACGCCGATCCACACGCCGTCGCCATCAATGTCGAGCTCGCCCAGCAGGCCCTGCAGATCCACTTCAATCGGCGTGCCGATGTCGATCGCGAATACATGCCCCTTGGCGTCGTAGCTCACGTCCACCGGCGTGAGGCTCAGCATCGTGCCGGTCAGCGTCACATCGTCGATCGACGGCACCACGGTCACGGTCGGGTCCGGCCCGATGTGGTTGATCACTTTGCCGCCCACGCCATCGTCCACGAACTCGATCCACACGCCGTCGGCGCTGATCGCCAGTTCGTTGACCAGGTCCGCCAGGTCCACGCTCTGCCCGGTGCCGCTGGCGTCGCCGGTGACATGGCCCTTGGCGTCCCAGCCGACCGTGACACCGGTCACCGTCAGCAGCGTGCCCACCAGGCTGACGCTGCCGACGGTGTCGGTGTTGGCCGACTCGGTCGACGGCCCGCCGTGCGTCAGCGCGTAGCCTGTGACCGCGTCACCGGTGACGGTGATCCACGGCGGATCGCCGGTGATCGTCAGATCGGTCAGCACATCGTCGAGCGTGATCACAATCGGCGTGCCCGCCCCGGCCCCGGTGACATGCCCGCGGGCATCGCTGCCCAGGTTCGCGACGTCGATGGTGATGGTGTTGCCCGTGGCGCTGCCGCCGGTGATCGGCTCGTAGGTGCTTGTCTGATCGCTGGGACCGATGTGACTGACGACATACCCCTCCTCGATGTCGCCGGTCACCTCGATCCACTCGTCGTCGCCCGACAGATCCGCCAGCGCGTCCAGATCTACCTCGATGTCGCTCGCGCTGCCGACGGCGGTCAGGTGCCCGCGGCGATCGAACGCGCCGTTGCCGCGCGACAGCGTCAGCGTCCCAGCGGCGGCGATCGCGCCGGTCACCCAGGTCACCGTGGTCGGATCGGTCTCGTGCAGGACAGGCCCGACGTGCTGGATGTCGATGCTCCCCTTGGGGAACCCGGCCGTGGGCACCATGTAGAACCATTGCAGCCATTCGTCCGTGGTGCTGAGGTCGCCCAATGTGCCGCTGTTGCCGTTCTGGTTGAGCAACACATGGCACCACGCCGTGAATCCGCCGCCATCGAGATAGGGGCCGCGCGTCAGTATCTTGCATTCGCCATCGTGCCGCGCCTGCAGCACGGTCGAAGGTCCACCCTGATCCTGCGAAGCCGGGCTGCAGAACGTCGCGTCCTCCACCGACTGATTCGACGTCGGATCGCTGCTGCTCATGTAGAACTGCACCTTCGCCGCCGCGACGCCCGCCACGCACACGCTGCCCACACCGCCAGCCGGGATCGGACGCACCACGATGCCCCATGGTCCCGACGCGTTGTGTTTACTGCCCAACGCGCCACTCTCAACCACCAGCACCGACTGCAGCTTGGCGCGATCGTCGAGGCTTTCACTCTCGCCGAACTCGGGCGTGGTGCCCACCAGACGAACAGCGTCGCCGACTTTGCACAGTTCGCTGCAGGTGGCGCGCATCACGACGGAGGGCACAGAGGCGCTGGGCGCACCGCCAGACGGATTCACCGACGTGGTGTTCTGCCGGGCCTGCTGCCCAGCCTCGAGCATGGCGCGGAAGGCGTCGGCATTGGGCCGGAAGCGATCGCCCGGGTTCGGCTTGATAAACGGATCAGTCACGCTCATCCTCCATGATCAGCACCCCGCCGATGCGCACCCGGGCCGGTGTCAGCAGCGGCAACCCCCCTGCCGGCAGCCCGCGGATGATCGCCGCCACGCCGCCCGGGCAAAGATGGCGCAGGCCGATCGGATCGCCGGCCCGCACATACGCATCCGCATGCTGCGTGCCGCGCACCGCCACGATGTACGGCCGGGCGCAGGTCAGCATGTAGTCGCCGATCGTCTGCCGCGTCAGCCACAGGCGCACGCCGTCAACCTCGCAGGGATGGAACGTCGCGTCGTTCATCACACGTTGACCCCCAGCAGCCCGAAGTCCCTTCGCCTGGCGATCTTCGACACCACCACCTGCCTGGGCACATGGATGATGAACCCGTCCTCGGGCTTCTGGTCGTAGTACACATCCACGTGGTCCCAGCCGTCGACGTCGATGTTGCTGATGTCCCCGATGTCAATCGTGTCGTTGGCCCGCCCGGCGAAGCGGAACGAGATGGCCGTCTCCTCGGCGTTGCGATCCCGGCCGTTGACATTGGTCAACATGCACTCGCCCGCCTCGAACCCCCGGAAGGCGGCGGTGTTGACGCTGCCGGTCATGCGGGTGAGCATGCCGATGAACCCGGGGGTCACATCGGCCTTGGGGAAGATGCGCGTCACGCCCAGCGTGAGATTGGGCCGGGGCACTTCCACGCCCTGCGGCCCGTTGTCCGTCACACGAATCGCCCCCCGATAGTCGATGGCGACCGCTCCGGGGGCGGGGGCGACGTAGTTCACCTGCGCCGCCAGGGACTGCGTGATCGTCTGCGTCCCGCCGCCGGTGTCGAACCAGAACTCCTCCTGATTGACCTCCAGCGGCGTGAGGCTGCGCGCCTTCCAGAACACCGTGGCGTAGAACAGGTCGCCGCCTTCTAACTCGTCGACCTGCGGCTCCTGCCGCTGCTTGTTGTCGTACCAGTACGGCAGGTCCAGTTCGATCTGGTCGCGGATGGTGAACACGTCCGCGCTGCCATCGTTGCGCACGAGATAGTTGCGGACGTACGTCATGTCGTCCAGCGAGCGGCCCCAGCGTTCCTCCAATACAACGGGCATTCAACATCACTCCACCCCCCGGAATCCCCCGGATTGGCCCCACGAAGCCAAGGGTTACATTCCGGGGGTCAGCCGTAAGCCAACCCGCCGTCCTGGGTCTTTCGATCGATGCGCGCCACGGCCACGCCGATGCCGCGCACCGCATCGAAGATGCGCTGGAAGACTTCTTCACGGTCCACGCCGGCGATGCCACCCTGCAGGGTCGCCTCGGCGTCGCCGCCGCCAATGGCGCCACGGCTGATCGACACCTCGCTGGCAGACAGCCGCATGGCCACTTCCATGTGCATCAGCTGCTCGCGGAGTCGGAACTCCTTCTCGACGAGGTCCGTGCGCAAGCCCTCGGCCTTGGCGGCGGCCAGGGCGCGGGCTCGCTCCAGATCAAGCAGCTTCTTCTGCAGTTCGATGCCCCGGTACTGCGTCTGCAGGCTCAGGCGGTCGACCTGGTACCGCTGCTCGTCAATGCGTTGCTGCAGCATCGCCTGCTCTTCGAGATGGCGCTTCTTCGCCTCCGCCACGCGGGCGTCCTCGCGCTTGACCGCCGCCGCCAGCTCGACGCGGCGTGCTTCTTCGATCATCAGCAGCGTGTCCAGATTCGCCCCGGCCGCTTTGGCCGCGTCGCGCTCCTTCTTGTACTTGAGGTCGATCAGCTCATAGGCGCGCATGAACTCGTCATCGATCTGCTGCAGCTTCAGTTGGTGCAGCTTGTCGGCCCAGTCCAGTTCGAGCTTGCCGATCTGGCGCTGCCGCTCGGCCATGGGATCGCCCCCGGCCCCCGGGTCCGGCGTCGCACTGCCGCCCGTCAGTGCGGAGGTGCTGCCGGCTTGTAAAGCGTCGCGCTGGAGCTGCAGCTTGTGCACCTTCGCACCCTGCTTGGCGATCTGATCCGCCAGGGCGTCGAAGTCGGCCTGGTCGCCGCCGACGAACTTGCCCCATTTTTGGGTGGTGGCGCGGAGCTCCTCGAGCTGCGTCGCGAGCTTGTCGAGGTTCTGGCGCTCCTGCCGCAGAGCGTTGCCCACCTCGAACAGGGCCGCCTCGCGCATCTTGCCGGTCAGGCGGTCCCATGCCCCGGCCATGCCATCGATGCGGCCGGTCGTCTCGTCGAGACTGATGCCCAGATCGCCGTAGCGGGACTCCAGCTCGCCGATGAGATCGTGCGCTTCGCGCATCTCGTGCGTGTTGAGTTTTTCCTTGGCGGCCAGTTCCTCGAGCCGTCGCATGCGCTCCATGTCGGCCGATCGCAGCTCCTCGCCGCGCCGGGCCTGCTCGCTCATGGTGTGGTTGAGCTGTTTGGTTGCGTCGTCGGCTTTGCGGATGGCGTAGTACAGGGCCGAATACGCCGCGACGATGCCCAGCACAATGAAGGCCACGGGGTGCGCGGCCAGGAACGTCAGCGCGACTGTCACACCCTTGACCGCCATGCCCAGCGCCACCATCAGCGTCGACAGCGTCGCGATCGACTTGCCCACGACAAAGGCCGTGCCACTGACGGCCAGCAAGGTCACGCCGACCGCACCGATCCCCACCGCCAACTCCGCGACGCGGCGGATCAGCCGCTGATTCGCACTGGCCCAGGCCGTCGCCCCGGCCACAATCCGCTGCGCCAGGTTGATCAGTGCCCGGGCCTTGGGGGCCACCGCTTCACCAATGGCAATGGCCAACCCTTCCAAGGTCGACTTGAGGATGGTGGTTTCCCCGGCAAGGTTGTCGATTTGCGTGGCGGCGAGGCGCGAGGCGGTGCCGCCGGCATCCTGCAGGGCAGAAGTAAACTCCCGCAGACGCTCCGCCCCCTGCGCCACCAGTTCCGCAGCACCGGCCGCCTGCCGGGCGTCGAAGATCTGGCCCAGGGAGGCCAGACGCTCGCCACTGCCCATGCCGGACAGGCCGCGCTGCAAATCTTCGATGATGTCCGCCAGCATGCGGACATTGCCTTGCTCGTCCTTGATCCGCACACCGAGTCGGCCCAGTTCCGCTCCCGCCTCGGCTGACGGGCTGGTCAAAGCCAGAAGCATGCCACGGATGGTGGTACCGGCCATCTCGCCCTGCACGCCCGCATTGCTCAGCAGCTGAATCGCCGCCGTCAGTTCTTCCAGCCCGATACCAGCTGTCTTGGCGATGGGACCGACGAACTTCATCGCGTCGCCCAATTGCCGCAGATCGGTGTTGGCGGTGGTCATCGCCTTGGCCATGATGTCCACAGCCTTGCCCACGTCCCGGGCTTCGATGCCCATACCGGCCATGATCTTGGCGGTGATGTCGGCCGCCTCGGCGATCTCCAACTGACCCGCGGCGGCCAGATCCAGCGCCGGGCCGATGGCATCGAGAATCTTCTGCGTGTCGAAGCCCGCCAGTGCGAAGTAGGACATCGCCTCGGCGGCTTGCGAGGCGGAGAACACCGTCGTCTCGCCCAGCTTCTTAGCTTTCGCCTCCAGTCGAGCCAGGTCGTCACCCGTCGCGCCGGTCAACGCCTTGACGCGGGACATCTGCTGTTCGAACGAAGCATAAACCTTAGTGGACAGGACGAACGGCGTCAGCATGGCCGCCGACATCGCGGTCAGGTTCGTGCCCACCGCCGCGACATTCCGCGCGAACTTCTGCACCGCGCCTTCGGCCGCGCGCAGATCGCGCACGAGCTGGCTCTTCTCGGCGAACAGCTCGACAAACGCCCGCCCCGCTCGAATGGCTCCTTGCTTGCCCATCTTTTAACCTCAGCCTTTACCGCACAGCTTCCGAAGCCTGTTGAAGTCGTCCTTCGTCGCCACCCTTGCCGGACGCCTCGTGTCTCTCCCCGAGTAAGGATTCAACGCGTCTGTCCCCAACGCCCCCACCTTCCGGGGGTCGCGGCCCATGTTGAAGACCATCGTGGCGATCATGCTGGTCCGGGCATATTCATGTCGCAGCCTGTGCCGGCCCATTACTAAAAGTTCGGCGAAGGTCAGGGGGTCGGGGTCGAGTCCGCAGACGCCGGCGAACTCGTGGACGAGGTCCCAGAGGCGATCACTTGTGAGACCAGGCTCGCGCAGTCGATCGCGTCGATCCTTGCCTGCACCTCGCCGATGGCGATGGCTTCGGTCTTGAGCATCCGCTGCAGAGCGATCGCCTGGTCCGGCCGACCGCTCGCCGTAAAAAAACTTCCCAGCCCCCGGAAGAATTGCTCGCGCAGTTGGGCGAACTTTTCACCGTCGAGTGACGCGCCGAAGGCCTCGTCATCAATGTCCTGCGCATCCAATTGCGGCTTCAGGATGGCGTAGCACACGTCCACCAGCAGCGACACGTCCGTGCTCAGCCGCGCCATCGTCGGGTCCTCGCCTCCCCCGGAAGTCCCGGAACTCCCGGACGTGCCGCCCGTGGGGGCCGACACCACATCGAACAGGTCGACGTTGAGCAGACGCTTGACGCGCTTCAGGGCACCGATGTTGAACTGCAGGTCGTAGGTCATGATCGATCGGTCCTTGCGCGGGGTGAGGTCCAGAGTCGAGAGTCCAGAGTCGGGAGTCATGCGGCCCGGGGGCCGGGGGCCGGGGGTTACGGCGCGGACGGCACCACGTAGATCTGGATGAACGACGAAGCGCGCAGCGTGACGCTGACCTTCACCACGTCTTCCAGCGCCTGGGTGGTGTTGAAGTTTTCGACGATGAAGTTGCCCGCGGGGCCTTCGTTGCCTTCCTCGTCGTCGGGACCGGTCAGGGCGACGATGCCCACCTCGGCCTTGGTCGTCTTGGCGGTGCGCAGCTTCGCGTACTGCGCATCGCCCTTCTTAAAGACGATCTCGGTCTCGATGGTCACGTCGCTGATCGTCGCCGCGTTGGACCTGAACTTTTTACTGGCCCGCGTGGTGGCGTCGGCGATGGCGTCGACCTCGTTGACGGTCACATCGCGCACGATGTCCAGTTCGGTCAGCGTGGCGCTCTCAACGTCGGTGGCCTGGTCGCCGGTGAACAGAGCGTCGGCGATGTACAGCTTCGAGTCTGCGCCGAGGGAGTAGTTTTCAGACATGGGGTGTGCTCCTGCGTTGCTTGTGTGTGGCAGATTTCAGACGGCCAAATTCCGGGGGGGTTACTGGGCCTTTTCGTGGATGGTCAGTGCGGCGAAGAGGCCTTCGCCGAGGGTGCCGGTGCCGGGGGTGACGGTGATGACGATTTCCAGCACGTCGCCGGCGAGCAGGCCCGCCGATGCGATCGTGCCCGCGACGGTGTCGAAGGCGTCCTGCCCGCTGCCCAGTTCGATGGGCGCGGTGAGGATGCTTGCACCGTTGTTCTTCAGGTCCACCGTGATCGCCGCATCGCCAATGCACGGCGTGACGCAGCCAACGGCGAAGGCGACAACGGAACCCGTCGCGCCGCGCACGTGGTGCAGGACGCGGCCTTCGGCAATGGCGGTCGACCCGCTCTCCTGGGCGAAGGTCACTCGGTGCTGGTGCTGCAGCTTCGTCGCGTCGATCCCGGCGTTGTCCTTCACCGCCGCGTCGCCCACGGTGCCGTTGGGCAGCGTCACCGTCTGCGCCGACACGTTGCCGGTGACATATAAATTGCCTTCGAGTCGATTCTGGGCCATGGGTCACCTCTTGATGGAGTCCGCCCACATCGCGGCGGCCTCGGGCAGTTCGGCCTCGAAGGCCGGGTTCATATAAGGGCGGGGTTGAATGTTGACCGTCTTGTCGAGCCGGCTGACGTGCGTTCTCCCGCCGTGCTCAAGCACCATCGGGGCCATCGTCGGTGTGTTGAGTTTCATGGGACCGATCACCACCGACGCGTTTTCAAAGTCGTAGGCGAAGATGATGAACTTGCGCAGCAGGCCCACCTGCGACAGCGGCGGCTGCCCGGGTCGCGAGCTGCTCTGCTTGCGTGGTCGCTTGGGCACGGGCTTGCCATAGTGCTTGGCGATGGCCACGCGGGCCTTGAAGCGTTTGCGCTCGTCGTCGGTCATCTCCTTGAGCGGCTGCACCGGCGATCGCTTGATCGAGGTTTTAGCGCGCTGCCGCACGAACGCGCCAAAACGGCTCAGCGCGTCGCGTTCCTGCTTGCGCACCGCCTTCATTACGGCATCGCTGTCGAATCGGGCTGTCGCGCGTGCGTTGATCACTGCACCACACTCCACTTCACGCCGATCACGCTGCTGAACACGTTCATCTGGTCCAGATGCTCATGATCGAACAGCGGCGCGGTCTGACTCTCCCGCCAGGCGACCTGCTTGTTGAGCAGCCGCGTGTGCCGCCAGAACACACCCAGTTCGGCGGCGAAGTCAGTGAGTTGCTCCACGCGCGCCTCGTCCTCGGGCTTGCAGCGCTGCTGCACGCCGATGGCGATGGTGATGTCCATCATGGAACTGACCCGGTCATGCGGCGAGGTCTTGACCATCTGCGGCACGACAGTGACCGTCAGCTGCTCGAGGTCCTCGACCTTCACCCGCGGGCGCAGCTGCAGCACGGCGCTGAACGGCAGTGACAGCGACGCCGCCTCGGTGGTCAGAAGCTCGTAGCAGGCCCGCGCGACATGCCAGGGGGTGATGATCATGATTTTTCCAGGGCCTTGCGGATCTGGGTCAGTTCCTTGAGCACGTTGTCCAGCCGCTCGCTCATGCGGGCGATCTGGGCGCGATCCGCCTCCAGCAGGCGTATCCGCAGTTCATGGTCCTTGTGCAGCTCCTCGAGCTGCGTCACCTGCTTCCGCGCCGCGCCCCGCTCGCCGCCGAAGTTCACGGCCACCGCGAGGATGCTCATCAGCAGGCTCACCGCCGTCAGCACCAGCAATGCGATGGTCATGCCGCCACCTCGCTTGCCCCGTGCACCGCCTGGGCGTTGTCCAGACACATGCGATGCCACTGCGGATCGTTGTCCATCGCCTCGTGCGGCCCTGGGCACTGCACCCCCGGTTCAATGTGGGTGAGCTTGGGCCGGTCCGCGACGGGGGTATGGCCCCATGGCCGATTCCGCCGCTGATACGTCCAGCTCACCTTCCGCACATTGCGGGGGATGTCGATCGTCGGGAAGCGGGTGAGGCTCAGCGGATTGGCTGGCAGCCACGTCGGCAGCCACGGCGAGCGGTACACCGGGTCGGCCAGGATCGCGTGTTCCACCTGCAGGCCATGTTCACGCAGGTGTTTGGCGAGCTGCACGAAGCCCCAGCCCGCGCCCCACGAGTAGGCGTAGACGAACAATCGCGGCTGCTCGGCCGGACCCGCGACCATGCGCATCAGCGCCGCCACGTCCTTCCAGTTCGAGTCCCACGTCCAGATGTTCACCGTCGTGCGTTTACTCGCATACGTGCGCATCTTCGCCCAAAGCTCGACGACACCATTCCCCCCGGATCCCCCGGATGGGCCGGACGCGATGGTCTGCTGGAACCCCGAGATGAGCACATGCTGCACGATCACTTCGCCGCCTCCATGACCGCCCGGACCAGTTCGATCGCCTTGGCCTGCTCGCTGGTGTAGCCCTTGAGCTTCACCGTCGTGCCGTCGGGGGTGGACGCGTCGAAGCCTTCGATGCCGGTATCGGTCAGCCCGCGCATGATCAGCACCCGCCGCGTCTCGTCCTGATAGTCCACGACCACGCAGCCGGACAGAGCCAGCACGAGGAAGAGAACCCACGCGGCGAGCAGGAGTTTGTGAAGCAGGCTTCCGGGGGGCATGGTGGCCTCCATTACGTCACGTCGCCGACGTACCGCGTGTAAATGCGGTAACGCCGGTTGTAGGGATCACTGAACCGCCAGATCTCCTCGCCGACCTGCGTCACCTCGTGGCGCTGGGTCCGGCCGTGGAGCGTCATCTCGATCACATCGCCGATCGCCGGTTCGGTGCGCTGGCCACCGAGCACCAGGGCGTCCACCGCGATCAGGTAATCGCGCACGGCGCTGTCGATCAGGGCACCGGTCGAATCGCTCTGCTCGGTGCCCGTCGACGCGGGTGTGACCAGCACACTGACCGACTGGCTCTCGCGCCGGTACGTCGCCAGCGAGGCCAGGTGTTTGAGGCGCTGGTCTTCAAGCCATGCCGCGCCTTGTGCGAGCCGATCCGCCATGGGTCACTCCGGTACCGGGTCCACGCCACCGCCGGTCATCACGGGCCGGTCGGAATTAACAACATCCGCACGTGCGTGGCTGCCGTGCCGGCGTCCGCCAGGGCGTAACCACTAAAACTGTTGTCCGTGGCGGTCTTGGTGAACGCGCCCGAGTCGGCCGTGCCGTCGACGGGGTCACCGTCGGCGTCGAAGTACAGCGCGTCGCCCGCGCTGACGTCGCTGGCGTCTTTCTCGACGTCGTAGACGCCGCCGACGCTCAGCGCGCCAAGCTGGCCCGCGGGGATGTCGTTGTGGGCGATGCACACCAGCCCGCCAATGACGATCACATCGCCGGCCGACACGTCGGCGACGGGGGTGTGGTCGATCATCTGACCGGGATGACGGAACGTTGCTTTGAAGCTCATGACCAGTTCTCCAGTTGCTGAGGGGGTACCCCCGGAAGTTGGGACCATGCACTACGGACGCGCCCATCCGGGGCTTCCGGGGGAATTCCGGGGGTTACGCCTCGCCCTTGCTCTTCACGCCCGCGCGCTTCTCGTGCATGGCCACGCCGAAGTCGAAGTAGCCGCGGAACTGCGTGCCCAGCGTCTTGAAGTCGGTGTCGGCGCTTTCGATGGTGGGCACCTTGCGGCCGCGCAGGTACGCGACCTGGATCGCCGCCAGCACGCCCGGATCGGCCATCAGCCACCACGCCTTGTTGCTCGCCCCCGGCAGGTTGAAGTTGGGCGACAGCCAGGGCGCGACCACAGGCTTGTAAAGGCCCTTGTGCGGGTTGTCGGTCGGCTTGGGCTTGTTGGCCGTGGTCGTCTCGTTGACCGTGGTCGACGAATAGATCGTGTCGGCGGTCACCTTCAGGGCCGGGCTGACCAGCAGCTTCGCCGGCGGCACGCTGATCGGATCGCCGTTGTCGTCCTTGAGCTCCCAGAACTTGGCCACCACCGCCGTCAGCGCCTCGATCGACAGCGCGGTGTCCGCACCCTCGACATAGTTGCCGTTGTCGTCGTGCCAGAAGCTGCCGGGGTTGCTCAGCCACAGCTTGAAGACCGTCTTCTGCAGGTTGATGCCCGCCATGCGGCCGATCACCGCGTTGACCTGGTTAAACGCACTGAGGTCGTCGTTGATCTGCATCACCCGCGTCAGCGTCAGCAGCGCGCCCACCGTCTTGACCTGGTTGGCGTAATCCGCTTCCTGCAGGCCCACGTGCTTGAGCTCGCCGTCCGAGCCGACCTCGGTGAACTCGCCCTTGCCGGTGAGGCGGAACATCTTGAACTGCTTGAAGTCCGTGGCCGTCACATCGGCGGCGATCTGCGGCACCACGCTCTCGACGGCGGTAAACGCATTGAGCAGCACCTTGTTGGCCAGGTTGCTCAGGATGCCGGTGAGACTGATCGTCGAGAAGCCGCTGGCGGCCCGCAGCACCTGGTCGGCCTCGTACGCCGCGCGGATGAAGTCGTTGCTCTTGCGATCGCCCGCGTAGTGCATGCCCGCGGCGCGGATGCACATGTCCATGAGCATGTGCAGGCCCGCATGGCGGTAGGTGCTCGACGCGGCCAGGTTCATCACCTGCTCGCGCTCGCCCGCGGGCAGGCTCGCCGCCACGCGATCCTCGGCGATGCCCGAGCCCATGCTCAGCGACGCCTCAAGCACCCGCCCGAGCTGAGCCGGGGGCACACCCGGCACGATGGCACCGGGCGAGGACGCCCGGCTCATGCGCATGGCGTGCAGTTCCGTCTTGTCGCGGTCCCAGCCCTCGCGAATGGCCCGAGCCTCGAGCGGCTCGTCGGAGCCGCCGTCGGTCTTGACCGTGGGATTGCGGAACTGCGCGCAGATCTGGCGAATCTCGCTGACCCGCGTCGATTCGGCAGCGAGTTGCTGCCGGTAGGAAGCGACGAGATCGGGATCGTCGGCACCAGGAGCGGACGCGCCCGTGCGCCCGCCCGACGCGTTGACATTCTGATTGCCCGCGGGCTGCGTGGGCGCACCTCCGCTGCCTTCGCGCTGCGCGGTGGTCGTGCCGCCGCCCTGGCTGGAATTCCCTGGGCTTCCGGGGGTTCCGGGGGTTCCGGGGGTTCCGGGGGCGTCGTACATTGCCTTGAGGCTGGTGCGCTGCGCGTCGGTGAGGGTGGCCGGATCAAAGCCCTTGGCGGTCAGCCATTGTTCGAAGGTCATGGCGTCGTTCTCCTGTGTCTGTGCGGTATTGGCGGACGCGGCAACGCTGGCCGAGGTCTGTCCGTCCGCTCCGATGGCGGTGAAGCTGATTTCCTTAAGGGTGGCGTCGCGGGCGATGATCAGCGGGCCGCTGACCTGGCGGCCGTTGACGGTCGCGGTCTTGCCCGCTTCGAGGAACTCACGGCGGTGGATGCTCGCGCCGATCGAGGCCTGCCACTTGAAGCCGTTCTTCGCATGGGCCACCACGTCGGCCGCGTCCCCGCTGTCGCCGGTGATGATGCCGCCGACGTTGACGCCCTTGGCGCTGATGGCGATGTCGTTGGCCTGCCCCACCACGCGGTTGCGGTCATGGTCGCGCAGGATCGGCAGTGTCTTGCCCGAAGCGCGCAAGCCCGACAGGTCCACGATCACCGGGTAGTAAAAACCCTCGACGTTCATGGGCGCGCCGGTGTAACCGGCGATCATGAACGAGGGGCGCTTGGCGGGCTGTCCCTCACTTCCGGGGGCGGCGGCCGTGATGTTCACTTCGGCGGTCAGTTCCAGCGCGTTGGGCTGCTGGGTGCTGGGCGGCGTCGACGGAGCGCTGGCGCGCAGCCAGGTTGGGATGAGATCACTGATCTTCACTGTCGTCCTCCTCTTTGTCTTCTGGTGCGCCACGTCCTGGCGCGGCGGCACTTTCGGGGTCGGGTAGGGCGAACAGTTGATCGCGCATGGCCTTCTGGAGTTCCTCGAAGGTCATGCCCAGTTCCTTGGCGCGCTGCTGCAGTTGCTCTTCCCAGTCCTCGCCCTCGCGGCCGTACTCCTTGGCCAGCGTCGTGGTCAGCGACTTCAGCTGCGTCTCCTGCCGGCCCGCTTCACGCGGATCAAGCAGGCCCATGCCGTCCCACGTCCACGCCACAGGCGGGACGACGTCGCGGCCAGGCGATGGTGGGAGATAGCCCGGGATCAGGCGTGCCTCGGCGTACCACCGCGCGAAGTCGATGTCGCAGATGCTCTCTTCGAAGAGGTCCTGGCAGATGTTGACATGTCGCATGAAGCCGATGATGTCCAGCTTGCCCGAGGCGAAGTTGTAGCCGCTGAAGTCCGCACCCGCGATGCCCTTGGGCATCTCAAAGCCACGCGCCATCTCGCTGATGATGTTCTTCTTGAACATGTCATACGTGGTGGTCGGCTGCTCGGCCTTGACCTGCCGGAAGTCATAGCCCTCGGGCAGCGTCAGCATCTCGCGTCGCCGCACCGGGAAGCTTTCCAGCGGATCGTGCGCCGCCGGCTGGTCGGGAATCCACGTCGTGGTCAGCAGGCCCGCGATGTCGGCGGCGGTTTCCGCGGCGGCAAGCACCGCCAGCGTGTAACGGCGAAGCTGGGCGAACAGCGGCAGGCCGGGGGTAAACAGCGACACGCCCCGACGCTGGCCCGGCCGCTCCACGCGGAACAGGTGCCGCATCTGCTCGGCGGGCACGGTGTCGTAATCGTTCGGCAATGCGCCCGCATACAGCGCGCCGGGATGCACCTTCAGCACGTGGTACGCCATGGGGTCGCCCCAGTCGTCGTACACGATGCCGTCGGTGGGCTGCACATCCAGCCGCTGGATCGGCGTGTCGATCTGATCGCACTCGATCGGCGTCAGATTCAGCTTCACCGCATCGCGGATGTTGGGATTGTTCGTCTCGCGGGCGAAGGACTCGCCATCGACCACCCACGCAAAGCCCATGGTCCAGAGCTTCGTCGTCCACTTGATCGCCCGGCTCCACCGCCGGAATTGGGCCTCCACGGCGCGGTTGTATTGCCGATTCTCGGTGAGGACCTGCAGTGTCGGCCCGGTGCCGACGATGTAGTTCGTCAGCGTCTGGGCGATGCCCTTCGCATACGTGTTGCTGCCCACCTCATAGCGGCAGCGCTCGCGGATGATCTTGCGCACCTCCGGCCGCAGCGCCGCCTGGGCGCTGAGCGAATCCGCCCAGCGCCAATGCTCGGCATTCTCCGCCGTCGTCTGCGCCGCGTCATACGACCCCCGGATTTGGCGAGAAGGGGCAGCGGAGCTTCCGGGGGCACTTCCGGGGGCGGGCTTGGACGTGCGCGCGTTGTGCGGGCGCAGCGTGCCCTCGGGCATGGTCAGCACATCGATGAGCATGCTCGTCATACCGCACCCCCGGGCGTGATCTTCGTGCGGCGGACGTTGGCCAGCGGCGAGCCGGCCTGCTGCTTGAGGTACTTGGCGGCCGCGATCTGATCCTTCAGCGAATGCTGACGGACGCGCACGCTGTCACTCTCGACCTCGGCCGGGCCTTGAGCATTCTCGATGAGCGTGTTCTTCAGATCTTCAGCCATGCGTGACAGCAACTCCGAGTTCTGAGCGTCGTCGTGTTGTGTGCGACTACGGCCAGATATGCCGGAGGGCGTCCGCGTTATCGGGGAGATGTGGGATTTTGCGCGAGATGGGCTATTTCATTCGATATCTATAGGTTCCCCCCCGGAATTCCCCACGGAATTCCCCACGGATGTTCCTCTGCACCACTCACTTGATCTGCTCGCGGGTGCTCACGCGATAGCCGCAGTTCCGACAGGCCCGCCGCCGTTCGATCGCGTTGGGGTGGCGCGTGGTGTAGATCACCCTAAAATGCCTGCAGCCGCACTTGGGGCATTCCAGCCCGCCGTCCTCGGCGCGGTTGCCGTAGTCGGACAGGGACTTCTCGGCCTTGACGCTCTGTCGCACTTTGCCCGGGTCGTTCATCCGAATCGCTCCCTGTAAATGTCCTGCAGCTTCTTGGCGGGTTTCACGCGGCGGCTGGGGGTGACCAGCGAGCCGGGCTCGTTGATGCCCTCCATCGACGCCGCCACCGCGCAGCCCACGATGCCGTCGAACAGGTCGTTGTCGCGGCCCTTGGTCTGCTTCCACAGCAACAGGCTGCGACCCTTCTTGTCATCCAGCGACGGCTTCTCCGACAGGATGTGGTCCATCAGCAGGCGATGCCGCTCGCGCGACTGCTCGAAGAACGTCAGCGCCCCGCGATCGCCGCGCGGCACGCGCAGGCGACTGGCGATCGTCGACTTCCACCGGTTGCTGTCGAAGATGACGAACCGGCTGGCGTGGGTCTTGCTGTACCGCTCGCGCCAGTGCTGGCCCACGCGATCGCCGGGCTGCTTGGCCCAGTCCTCGATCGCCTGCTGGCCCGGGCCGACGAAGTGGCCGTGGCTGGGCATGAGGATCGGCGCGTGCACGCTCTGCCGGCAGAACTGGTACAGCACCGTGGTCATCTCGCCCCAGTTCGCGTCGACCAGGCAGCGACGAATCCGCACCGGCTCGCCGCCTTCGTTGGGCCACTCGCGCGTCAGCAGGTCGCCGGTGAGCTGCTCCAGGGCGTGCAGCAGTTGCGCCGGCCGCCCCGCGCCCGGCAGCATGCGGGCGATCGTCCGCTTGAGCTCGCGATGCGTGTAGTAATGGCTCGTCTGCTCGGGCCAGATGCCGTGGGCCACGATGTGGCTGCTGGCATCCTGCCCAAAGGCGCACACCACCCACCACAAGGCCTTGCTGTTGGCATCGATAAAGGCGGTGAGCGTGGGCATGGCCTGCGGCACCACCCCCGGCTTGGGCGCGGCGATCCGCGTGGCCAGCAGGTTCAGGTCCAGCTTCTCCTCGCTGTCCTCGTCGCCAGTGAGCGGCTGCTGCATCAGCTCCGCCCAGAACGACAGCTCGTCGTCGAGCTTCACGTGCATGATCGACTGCAGCGGATCGACGTCGCCATCCTTGACGTAGTCCGGCCAGACCAGCTCCGCGCCCTCGTAAAGCTTCTTGCGATGCTTCTCGAAGAACGCGTTGGCGCTTTTGCCCTTGTCGCCGCGGCGCAGCCCCTCGGCGCGGGCCTCGCGGTACTCGTCCCACACGCGATCGCCCGTCGGCAGCTGCTTGAGCGCGGCCGTGCGCTGCCCCTGGAAGTGGGGATTGCGCTCGCGATCGAGCAGTTGATCCGCCAGATCGTCCTTCTGGATGACCGTCAGCGGCAGGAACACCGCGATCCGCTGCGTCGGTCCGGCCAACTGCAGGACGGAACTGTTGATTGTCCGCAGGCGCTTGGCGCATTGTGAGGGGCTGTCGGCCGACTCGTCCGTCTGCGGATCGTCCACCACCGCCAGGTCCGGCCGGATCACCCGCTGGTCGGCGGTGGTATGCCGCATGCCGCGCAGGGCCCCGGTGATGCCGCGCGACAGGATCACCGATCCCGACGCCGACGAACCTGGGATCGTCGGCAGCACGAGGTGGTCATCTTCCCAGCGGATGCGCGTCCGCTGGCCCTGGTACGTCTGCGCCCTGGCCCGCTGCGAGATGCCTTCCAGCGCCCGGATCGGAATGCAGATCTCCGGGAAGTCGGCCGCCAGCAGGTCGTTGGTCTCCAGTTCCGTCTTGACCTCGACCAGCCGCGCGTCGGCTTCCTCGCCAGCGGCACCGATATACACCACGAAGCGCCGGTGCCCGTAGAACAGCGCCCAGATCGCCCCGGCCAGGCACAGGCTCGTCTTGCCCCAGCCACGCGGCATGGCCAGGGCGAACAACCCGCCGTCGAGCACCACGGCCTCGATCTGATTGCCCGCCAGCAGATGCGGCTCGGCCCACTCAAGCGTGAACACATGCGGCAGGTACGTCCGGCAGAAGCGTTTATAGTCCAGCCGGCACGACTCGCGCCGCTGCGGATCGGCGATCGGCGGCAGATCGCCCAGCTCGCGCCGGTCCCGCGATATCTCCCGCTGCTTCTGCGCGGTCCGACTACGATGCCTGTCATAGGCCCCCCCGGAATTGTCGCCCCCGCCCCCGGGGCTTCGAGGGGTTTCCGGATTCTCCCCTTCCGAATTTCCGGGGGTCGCCGAGACGAGCGGAACTTTGGCCACGGCGAACTCCAAGGTCAGCCAGGCCGCGTACCGGAACAGATTGATGGTGCGCGGGTCTTGCGGATCGCTAATGCTGTAACCGGCGACATTCCGATGCCGCCGCAACTGCGTCTCCGAGACTTTCCAGCGACCCGCCCCCGCCGCGTTCAATAAACGCAGGAGCTGCGCAGGCCTAAGCCTCCGAGGGTCGATCTCCGCCACGCCAGGTTTCTCCCGCGAGATACGCCGTGTAGTCGATGAGGCTCATCGTCCCGTCGGCCCGCAGAAGCTCCCCGTGCTCCGCAACCCGCCTGACCTGATCCTCCATCACCCGTCGGCCGAATGCCGCTGTCAGCACCCGCGCCGCCTGACCCGGTGTAATCATGGTGAGACTGAGCTGCTCGTCTGGCATGGTTCCTCCTCGGAGCGTGCACGAATCCGCTCCGCTTTCTCTCCAGTGAACTGTTCCCACCGCTGCACAATCACGTCGCAGTACAGCGGATCGATCTCCATCAAGTAGGCCCGCCGCCCCGTCTGCTCACAGCCGATCAGCGTCGAACCGCTGCCGCCGAACAGATCGAGCACCGCGTCGCCCGGTTTCGATGAATACTGAATGGCCCGCACCGCCAGCTCCGCCGGCTTCTCGGTCAGGTGCACCATCGACTGCGGGTTGACCTTCTTCACATGCCACAGGTCCGTGGCGTTGTTCGGGCCATGGAAGTGATGCCCCGCGCCTTCCTTCCACCCGTAGAAGCAGATCTCAAACGCGCCCATGAAGTCCTTGCGCGTCAGCACCGGGTGCTGTTTGTCCCACACGATCGCCTGGCTGAAGTAGAAGCCCGCCGCCTTGATCGGCGCGGGATAGTTGGCCAGGTTCGCGTAGCCGCCCCAGATGTAGAACGACCCGCCCGGCTTGAGCACACGCGAGGCGTTGTTGAACCAGGCGGTGAGCATGCGGTCGAACGACTCGGGCGTGACAAAGTCGTTGGCCAGCGGGCGGTCCTTGGCCCGCAGCTTCTTGTCCGTCCGCTTGAGCTTGCCGGGATCGCGGGCGGCGTCGAGCTGCTGGTGATGGTTCTTGCCGCACTTGGACTCGCGCTTCTGCCCTGCATTCGACGCTTCGAACGAACTGAGGCCCGCGGCGATCGCGTTGTTGCTGCGCGGCTCGACCTTCACGTTGTACGGCGGGTCCATGTTCACCAGGTCGATCACCTGCCCGTCGCGCAGGCGATCGAGGTCCGCCGGGCTGCAACTATCGCCGCACATGAGACGATGGTTGCCGAGAATCCAGATGTCACCGGGTTGTGTGGTCGCCTCGTCCGGCGGCAGCGGAATGTCGTCGGGATCGGTGAGCCCGGCCTGCACGCCGTTGGGATCGCCGCTCATCAGCGCCGCCAGTTCCTCGTCGCCGAAGCCCAGCGTCGTCAGGTCCACGCTGGCGGCCTGCAGCTCGCTCAGTTCGATGCGCAGCGCCGGCAGGTCCCACTCGGCCAGCTCGCCGGTCTTGTTGTCACCGATGCGATACGCCTTGACCTTCTCCGGCGGCAGGTCCGCCGCGACGTGCACCGGCACGCGGGCCAGCCCCAGCTTGCGGGCGGCCTTGAGGCGGACGTGGCCGACGATGACCACGCCGTCGGCGTCGACGACGATCGGCTGCCGCCAGCCGTAGTCCTTGATCGACTGGACCACCGCGTCGACGGCCTGGTCGTTGATCCGCGGGTTGTTCTCGTAGGGAATGACCTTGTCGATGTCGCGCAGCTCGATGGCCAGCGATTCAACGGGCTGGGAAGTCTCGGCACTCATGTACTTCTCCTTGACGGGGCCGTGGTTGGTTCCGCGATTCCGGGGTGGTGCGCGAAAGAAAGTGTGTCTATGACGGGGGCTGTTCCCGATGGAGTCGCCAAAACGACCTCCCAGGGAGGACCCATCGCCCCCCCCGGACCTGGCGGGCCTTGGGGGCCATCCGGGGCTTCCGGGCTCCGGGGGGCTATGGGGTCAGTTCGTTGCGCATGACGGCTGTCAGCCGCGTCTTGAGGCGGCCGATGGCTCGGCTGTAGTTGCTTGGGTGGGTGAAGCCCGCCTTGCGAGCCGACGGTGACGGCCCCATCACCACGCGCAGCAACGCGGCGTCGCGCTGGTTGAGGTAGTCGTCGGGTCGATCGACGATGCGATCGATCAACTCGTAGATGTGCTGGTCATCATCCGCTGCCGCGGGCATGAGGTCGGTGTCGCCGTCGATGGCGGTAAGCATCTCCGCCCGTCGACGGCGGATGATCTGCCGGCTCAGCGATCGCAGTCGATACCGCGCACACGAACGCAGGTAGCTGCACAGCTTGCTGCGGCGCTGGTCGTACTTCGGCAGCGCCCGCCAGAGGCTCAGCAACACCTCCGATGCGATGTCGTCCGCCTCGGGACGATCGACGCCGAGGCGACGCGCCTGCGCCAGCGACCATCGCATGACCCACGGCCTGGCCCAGCGCAGCACGAGCTCGACCGCGACATCGACACGCGCCTGCGGCACATGCCCGTCAGCCAGAAACGGGAACGGCCGATCCGCACGCTGCAGCAGCGCCAGGATCGGCTCGACGGAATCGGGGATGGGGGCGTACGTCACTATGGACGTATATGCCGTAGGGAGGGGAAGTTGTCATGTGGTGCGCACGCCGTGGACCAGCCACAAGGTCGTATCCACAGCTCATTCGACAGGAGTCATCCGACTACGGCAACAGCGGCAGACCCAGCTTCTTCAGAAACGCGTTGTGCTCGTCGGTCGCCTGTCGAATTGTCTTATCGATCTTTACCAGTTCGCGATGCGTCGCCGCGAGGTCAATTTCCACCTCGGGCTCGGCGGTGCTCACGTACCTTGAGATGTTCAGGTTGAAGTCGTTC